GGTTTTTTGGGCTAATTTGTTAAAAAACCATGGGGGTAATTTTTTTATGGGGAAAAAGAGTATATGTTTTATGTGGTTAATTTGGTGGCGACTATATCCATTGGCAAAATGTTGTATGTGTAGTTATTTGAATTCAGGATATTGGTGATTGTATTTTTGTCTTGGTCAGAGTGGTTATGAAATTCTAGAATTATTATGTGGGGGGTAAATTGAGAGAGGTTGATTTGTTTTAGAATTTCGCATTCGTATCCTTCTGTGTCTATTACCAAAATGTCTATGTTATTGATATTGTGTTGTGTTACAAAGTGATTGAAGGTTAGGGTATTTACTTGCAGTTTGATTATGTTATTTTTTAGGTAATTGTTTACATCGTGGTTGTTGACGATATTTTGCCAATATGGGTCTATGATATTTTTGTTGGTGAAGAAGCTGGAGCAACCTTTTAGCCAAGTTGGCATAGAGTGGTTGTAGGGAATATAGTTTATAAATTCTGTGCCTGATGTATTTGTGATTGCGTAGTTGTGGCAGTGTACATTTTTATAATCTTTGTAGGTGTTGCATAATTCTTTGTAGTATTGTGGTATGGGTTCCAGTGTGTGTAGGGTGGCATTGGGATATTGAGATATTATAGGTTTTATAAAATCGTCTTGAGTGCCGTCGTTGCCGCCTATTTGCAGAATGGTGGCGTTTGGGTTTGATTGTAGAAATGTGGATATGGTATTAAATATCATATTATTTTTATTAGATGTGTCGAACGTGTCGAGCTGGGTTGCCGTAGGCTAGGTAGTGTGGTTTGATATTTTTGGTGACGACTGAACCTGCGCCTATCATAGCCAATTCGCCTATGGTTATGCCGCAGATGATGGTGGAGTTTGCGCAGATGCTTGCGCCTTGTTTTACTATAGTTTTTCTGAATCTGTCTGTCCAATCGCCTTGTGCTCTTGGAAACATATCATTGGTGGTAATTACGTTTGGGCCGATGAATACATTATCTTCGATGGTTAGTCCTTCGTAGATGAGGCTATGGTTTTGAATTTTGCAATTGTTTCCTATGATAACGTTTGGTCCTATGTATACGCCTTCGCCTATGATGCAGTTGGATCCTATTGTGGTATTTTTGCATATATGGGAGAATGCCCATATTTTGGTATTTTCTCCTATATTGGAGATGTGGGTATCTATGATGGCGGATGGGTGTATTGTTGGCATACAGTCAAATCAGAAGGTTTTGATTATTTCTTTATTATTGAAGCATTGTGAAGGGTCAAAGTAGCTTTTTTGGTAAAAGTGGCTTAGGTGGATGGCGTGTGCTTGTTTTATTATGTATTGTTTATATTTTTTGTCTGAGAATACTCTGTGGCTAAAAAGCAGGTCTGAGCTACTGTATGGCCATTGTAGTGTTTGGAAAGGATATTGTTGCCATATGTGTTTGTGCATGCCTGTGTAGCACCAGCCTGTGAATGCGGATTCTATGATATCTGGCAGTGCGTTGACTTGGTGAGTTTTGTAGGTGTGGTGTAGAATATTGTTTACGAATTGATTGGTGGTGAAGTTTGGTTTAAATATTAGGTTATGAAAGTTATTGGGTTTTACGATGGTGGTGTGGTTTGCGTTTTGTCTATACAGACACCAGCCTGAGACGATATTGTGATAATGTAGGTGGTGTTGTAGGTTTATGAAGTTTTCTTTTTTTATGAGTGCGTCGTCTGAGGTGATGAAGTAGTATTTGAAGTTTGAGTTATTAACAAAGTCATTGATGATGGGTGCTAATTCGAATTCTTTGTATCCTTTGAACCAAATTTTTTCGCATGGCAGGCTCAGGTTGCAATCTATTACTGATTGTATATTTCTAACTGATAGTATCATTAATACTGTATCGTGCATATGATTAAATTATGGTAGTGTAGTAGTATAGTATATCGTTGATGATATCCAGAGAATTTTTGTTATGTAAACCAGTTGGGTGATAATTTACGTCTGGATTTTGGCTATTGGGTTGATAAAATCTGCCGATGTGTAAACCTAGGTAATATTGTTTATTTGCATCATTGGTTTTATATTTTACATCTGCGATGTGGTCGAATTCTGTGGTAGAGGCGACTGTATCATTTTTTATAGATATGTCGCATTGCATTTGTTTTTTGAAATTTTCTATAACATTCATCCAGGTGTATAGTTCTCTATCATCTTTTGGATGTAGAGTAAAGTTGACCAATTTGAATTTGCAGTCTAAAGTATCTGATTGATACAATTCGGTGTTATAATAAATGTCTACGTGATATGGCACAAAGAATTTGGAAAAGCTTGGTTGTATCCAGCATCCCAGGTTGCAATCGTTTACTGTTAGTAGAGTTTTGTTTGATGTGGATTCTAATTCTTCGATTGTTGCGGTTATGCCCAATTGATCTGGGTGTGTTTGCAGGCTACGTTTTATTTTTTTGTGACAAAAATAAACTTTTACCATATAGTGAGATTCTTTACCTGCGGCAAATTCTGGGTCATAAAAGTTATTGTCTATTTTGAGACCGTCTGTGTAATCTAATGTAAAATTGTGCATAACTAATATAGATAGAATTGATGTAATAAGTGGTTATAATTTTAATTTAATATAATAAGTTTAATGATTAATGGTTGAGTATGTATTTTGCGATATGTTTACATTGAGTGAAGAACAACGTAATATAATTGGTTGGGTAGTTACAATAGGAGTGAGTTTTGGGGTTAGTGCTTTAACAGTATTAACGATGTATTGTATTTATAGTTTGTATAGAATTATAAAGAATTTTAGTAAAAATTATTGATGTTTTTTAAATTGAGTGATATATATTAACATAATGAGAGTACAGTATACACATATTAAACGCTGGGATACATTTACAAATTGTGAATGTGTTGGCGGTGATATTGTATAGACTCAAATTTGGTCAACTTCGAAACAATATCAACCGTCACAGAAAAAGTGACGGTTTTTTGTTTTTGGGGTTGACGTTCTTTGAAGTTGTGGTAAAGTAGTTAAACAGTGAACGACGAAAGTATTTCATTGAAGAAAATTTAAAGAAAGTTTGTTGACAACTGTTAAAGTTGTGATAGACTTAGAGAAGATTGTGGAAGGCTTGAAACTCCATCTGTTGAGCCACCGCCAGTAACCAAAGGTAAAGACTGGGAAAATCAATTGATTGGTCCGTGGGTGTTATGCTCTAATACAGAACCCATAGGGCGATAATGACATAACTGAGGTTATTGTTATTTGGTATAAGAATAAAAGATTTTTATGCCTCCTAAGCATTGGTAGCGATGCAGAGGTTTTGTAAACCCCAGAGCTCGGCGCAAGCCCGGGAGGAGGCTCCAATTTATAGTAATGGTGATATTGGTGTAACAGTTAGCATTTGAGTTTGTGAAACTCACGGAACGAGGGCAGCACTCGTATATCACCCCAAATTTAATTAATGGCCTCATCGTCTACGAAAGAAATAGGATTCTGGATTCTCAATCCGGAGAACTCGGTTTGACTCCGAGTGAGGCTACCAATTTATGCTTCAGTGGTGAAAATGGATATATCACGCAACGCTACGAACGTTGAGTTTGGGGTTCGAATCCTCACTGAAGCACCATTTTAATGGCCTATTCGACAACCAGCTAAGTCACCTGACTTTCACTCAGGAGTAGCCGGGGCAGCACCGGCATAGGCTACCATTTCAATATCCGCCAATGTTCCAAGGTTAGGCGAGTTGGACTCCAAATCCGACTGGGTAAGTTCGATTCTTACGGTGGATGCCATTTTTTCAAATACATTAGGTGAAGGCAACGAACGTAGTTTAATTGGTAAAACAACCGCACGAATAAGCGGGAGTCATTCAGTTCGAATCTGAATCACTAGTTGAAGTAGTAAGTAATGTATTGAAACTGATAGACATTGAATGTTATAATCTGACGAGGTTATGATTAGTAAATGGAACGTTCGTTGAAATCCAGTAAACATTTTTAATTTCAATTCCCCTGTAGTGTCAAAGTAGCACGGCTGGTTGTTACCCAGTTCGGTGAAGGTGCGAGTCCTTCTGGGGGAGCTTTCGTCAAAATAAAATATATTTTGATAGTTCGTGTCTATATTTATTAGTATGGACACGAACCTAGATTTCAAATACACAATATATAAGACAACCAATAAAGTTAATAACAAAGTTTATATTGGAATGCATAAAACAAAAAATCCATATGATAATTATATGGGGTCCGGTAAACTTTTTAAAAGAGCAATGGAAAAATATGAAGAGTCGAATTTTGTAAAAGAAGTTTTGTTTATATTTGATACCGCTGAAGAAATGTTTGCTAAAGAAAAAGAAATAGTAAATCAATTATTTATTGAATCAGATAATACATACAATATTATGGAAGGTGGTTGTGGAGGGTATTCATATATAAATGAATCTGGTAAAAATTTATATGGACAAAATGGTGATATTAATCACGGAGGAAAAAATTTATTACCTGGAGATAAAATGAAACAATTTTTGATAGAACACGGATTATTTGATAAGTATAAAGAAAAAATATCATCATCTTTAAAAGAAAAATGGAAACGAGATGGTTTTCATTGGACCGGTAGAAAACATAAAGATGATACAAAAAAGAAAATTGGGGAAAAATTAAAAGTAGCACAATCCGGTGCAAAAAATTCTCAATATGGAACTTGTTGGGTATATCATTCTACAACAAATAAAAATCTTAAAATTAAAAAAGAAGAATTACAAACATACTTGACAAACGGTTATACTAAAGGTAGAGTATGTAAATGATTTCAATTCCAGAGTAGCTCAATGGTAGAGCATGCGGCTGTGGGCCATAAAGTATTATTTAATAGAGAGTGCAAATCTCATAAGGCCAAAGTTAACCGCAGGGTTGGGGGTTCGAAACCCTCCTCTGGAGCTCTTTCAATAGTTTTATATGATGTATGATATATGCTGATTAAGGGTTAGGCAGTTGATCAAATTGCAATAGTATGAACATAAAGTGCCTTAAGAAATTTAAATAATTTCATTGTTCATTATACATTATATAATTTTTCGGGGTATTATACCATTAAAGAGATGGTCCAGACTGTAAATCTGGCGCTGAAAGGCTCGGTAGGCGCATTACCTACATACCCCACCATTTTAAACATTGTATGTAGCTCAGTGGTTAGAGCAGAGTACCTGACTATGGGATAAGCCCACAAAAATCTTATGTCAGGTTGTAAAATTTCCCATTTATCATATGATAATGGTTGTAAAGATAGCCGTTGGTTCGATTCCAACCATACATCGTGATTTTGACAGGTGCTAGTGTACATGGCATGGTAAAGGAGCAGTGATGCTGTTCCGAAAAGGTTCGATTCCTTTGACTTGTCAATTTAATTTATTGGCTCAGTAGCTCCAATGTAGAGCAGAAGCCTGAAGAGCTTCGTGTTGTCAGTTCAAGTCTGACCTGAGCCACCATTTTTTAAGAAAGTTGTTGACGGAACAATAAAGTGTGGTAATATGATTATAGTTCGTTGACAATATTAGATACAATTTTTTATGGATGTGTAACTCAACTGGATCAGAGTATTCGGCTCTTACCCGAAAGGTTGTGGGTTCAAATCCCACCACATCCACCATTTTTATTAGTGATGCACCATATACTACAATCCGGCGATAAAATCAAAGGCAATCGTAACAGTTTAAAAAACATTGAGAAGGAGCAACAAAAAACGTCACTGTTGACGAGAACACTAATAATGGGTAACTGACCCCATAAGTGACTGCCGACCGGTACATTCGGTAAAACACAGAGACGGCGTGGAGAGCACAGCACCAATTTATTTTTCTTCCATTGTTGAATGAGTTATCATAACATCCTGTCACGATGTAGTAACGAGTGCGAGTCTCGTATGGAGGGCTTTCATACTAAATGTGATTTTAGTGTAGTATTAAATACATCAGTTAATGTTTGTATTTGATTTTTTAATCCCATCACATTAACTACAAAAAGTTTAATATTATTATTTTGACAATACTCAATTTTTAATAAATCTTTATTTTGTGTTTTTTCTAGTTCTTTTGTACCAAATATAGGAATATAATGACAGGGCCCATTTAATTCAATCGCAACATTTTTGCTTGGTATGTGTAAATCTATTTCTAATCCGCCTTTAATTGTAGTTCTATCATTTTCAATAATTTGTAAATTTGGAAATTCATTTAAAATAATATTTTTTAATATAGTTTCACAACGACTTTTATTTATTCCAAATCTAGAAGACTTATTCCAAGTCTTATTTGCATAAATTGATTGACAAGATCTAGTACAAAAATTAGTACCACTTTTACTTGATTTATAATATTTTCTATAATGTTGATTTGAACAATTTGTACAAGTTAATAATATAGGTAGTTTTACCGTTCTTTTTATTTTTGGTTTTGTTATTCTAATAGGATGGTGAATTTTATTCCAATGTGTTGCGGAACAAGAAGTTGAACAAAAATGTAATTTAGATTTTTTATATTGATTCAAACTTTTAGTAATATCTTTTTTACAATATTCACATTTAGTATTTATATTTTTTAATTTATTTTTGTATGTCATAGCACACTTTTGTGTGCAAAAACATCCTGATAATTTTCCTTTAAGTTTATAACATAAATAACGATGTTTTGCGTGTTGATAAGTTGATTTACATTCATAACATTCAAGTTCAATTGGATCTCTACTTTTTAAGTTGACAATTTTATCTGTGGGTGTTATATTCTTCATACAATTATAAATATGAACGAGAATGTTTAATATCGCCAAAATTATTATTTTTCAATTGTCCCGTAGCTCAGTTGGTTTAGAGCAGTGTGTTGATAACACAAAGGTCGTTGGTTCAAATCCAATCGGGACAACCATTTTAACGCACTCGTAGCTCAATTGTATAGAGCCATCCGTTTCTACCGGAAAGGTTGGGGGTTAGAGTCCCTCCGGGTGTGCCATTTTAAAATCTGAATGCTTTTTTGATTGAGTTGCCTGCTTTTTTGGCACCATCATTAATTGCATTACCTGCATTATTTACAACATTAGTTGTTTCTTTGACGGCAGTATTTGTTACATTGGTAGTTTGTTGAACTACTGGTTGAGTTGCTTTTGCAACGGTATTAGCATCTTTTACAACTTGATTTGTATCAATTGTAGCACTTACATCTACCTTTGCGCCAACTAATACTGCAACATCACCACTTACACCAACGGTTACTTTACCATTGTCCATAGTGGCTTGAGCAGAACCACCGCCGCCAACTTGTTCACCAACACTAACGCCTGAACCTGCGGTAACTGATGCGCCTCTTACTTTTGCAGTTCCAGAAGCGTCAACACCTACAGCATTACCAATAGAACCTTCTGCACCAACTGCAACACCTTTGTCACCGGCTTGAATATTTGCAGATGCGTTTGTACCACTGACTGCGTAAGCGTCTGCTGTACCTGCAACGCCTACACCATTACTTTGAACTTTACCATCTACAACAACGTGAGCTTCTGTACCGCTACTATAACTTGCGTTTGCGTATACATTGTTACCATCTAGACCACCGGCAGCGGATGCTTCTGTACCAGTTTTTACTGATGCTTCCACACCAACGGATGCGTTTTTATTTCCAACATTTGCGCCTGCGGATGCTTCTGCGGTATTTGTGTAAGAAACACTTGCTGAGTTTTTATCAACTGTTGCGGTTGCGGATTGATTGATTTCTGCGGATGTATTTGTTTGTGTTGCCATATGGGATATATATGGTAGTGTAGCTACAAGATTGAATTTAAAGTTTTATTTGCCTTCATAGTATAAAAGTATTACACATCGTTGGTAATGATGAAACGCAGGGGCGGTACCTGCTGGAGGCTCCATTTTAAAAATATATTTAGAAGTGTGGGAATTATATATATAGTAAAATAAATTTATGGAATCTACAAACGCTCCCCAAACATTTTCGTTTACTAATAAAAAGGTATTATATGCAATAATTGCTGTAATCGTACTAGTAATTTTTGGATTATATACATTATTTAGTTCGTTGAACAGAGATAATAAAGCTTTAACTAAGAAGGTTGTTAATCAGACTGAGATTGTTGTAAATCAAAGTTTATTAATTACCAATTTAAATCAAAAGAATGTGGAATTGGCGACGTTATTGAAGAGTTATGACAATAAATTGAGTATATTGCATACTAATTTAACTCAGTTACAAAGTATTACCGAGAAGTTAAAAGTATCATCTGATGAAAAGGATGTGAAGATTAAAGATTTGTCTCAAGAAAAAACTGCGCTTGAATCTGATTTAAAGTCTTTGCGTAATACGCTTACAAAAATGACTAAAGAGATCGTAGATTTGAGTGATGAACTTAAAGTTGCTAAGACTGAGAAAGATCAAAATGATCTTGTAGCTAAGATTGAAGAGCTTACAAAAGAAAGAGATTTTTTGAAGAACAAGATTGCTGAGTATGAAAAGATCATAGAAGAATTGAAGAAAGAAAATGCACTTTTGGCTCAAAATTTGCGACAAAATCTGAAAAAAGATGGATATGAATTTCACAACAAATTGGGAGAGTGGCCAAAAGGTGCAGAAGTGTTGATGAAGATTGCTAAACAAAATGCTCAAAAGATTTTAGATGAAGTTAACAAAACCGATGAGTCAAAAGAAGAAGAAAAACCTAAAAAAGTAGGTTTTTGGAAGCGTATTTTTGGCTCGGGTGAAACTGAATAATTTAATGCCTATATAGCTTAAAGGTAAAGCATCAATTTCGTAAATTGATAGATATTGTATCAAAAACAATTATAGGCTCCATTTTATGTCTCGTTGGTCGAGTAGTTAGGCGGCTGTCTGCAAAACAGCATTAGGTTGGTGCAAATCCAACACGGGACTCCATTTTTTATATATTTATTACTGTATGATATTATTAAAAGATTTATTGATAGAATCACCGTCAGTATTAACAGTATATAGAGGTGTTAATGCAGCTTATGGAGATGTGGGTCTTGGTATCAATAGCACCAAGATAGGAGATAAATTAGTTGCAACGTTGGGGCCTAATCATACTGATAATTTAGATGTTGCTAAACGATTTGGCAAACAGATAATAACTACTAAATTAAATGGACCTGGATTGGAATTGTCTCATTATAATGACATAGTTAATTTATATAAGCAGTATGAAAATATGTTACCGCCTGGTCTTGCAAAACAAATCAAATATAGCAGTGGACAAGAACAGTTAGATTTAATACAATTAGCAGGTAAACAGTTACGTAGTATATTGAGTAAGAAATATGGATATATTAAGAGTCCACTTGCGGTAAGTGATGCTAATTATTTAAGTCAAAAAGGATTAACAGGAGATTTGTATATACCGTTGAGATAATCGAACTACTTATTTTGGTATGAATGAATTTAATCTATATCAAAAGTTCTTAGAGTTGAAAAAGGAAATAGAAAAACATAAATGGATAGAGAGTGAAAAGAACGGTAATGATATAGGATTTGAACGTGCATTAGTTGATTGGATATCTAAACATAGAACTGGTTGGTGTGAGAATATAAAGCATAATAAATAAAATTAATATATTTATAACATATGACCAAAAATGATTTGAAAAAATTAATCAAGAGTTTGACAAAAGAAGTGTTAAACGAAGATTTTAACAATGCGGCCGAAGTGGAAAGTGATGAACTTACTGCTCATTTATCCGAAGATGATACTGATGCTAACATTAAAGATTTAGCTAAATTGTTAAAAAACCCAGATCCAAGTAGAGCAAAAGATTATGGTTCTTTGGAAAATTATAAGAAAATGTTAATGGGTAAAATTGCTAAATTAAAGAAACAAAAGAATGAAAGCAGTGATCCTTTTAGAGACATTGTAAAGAAGTATGCTGGTCTTTATAGAGATAGTGAATTGTCTCGTAGAGAGAAGGAAGATTATTTCAAATGGTTACAAACCAATCAACCCGAGAAATTTAAAAAGGTTGTAGATAAGCTTAAAAAGAAGTAAAAAATAGATTTAAATTTAAACAGAGTGAAACGATTAATGTTAAAATTAATCGTTTTATTTTTTATTGACAACGAATCGTAAACAAGTATAATAAAGGTATAGTATGAATGAACTAAGTAAAATTGATATGGCGAATTTAGTCTTTAGTAATGACAAAAAGGCTAAAATCAAAGATGTATTGTGTTCCAAGTATGGCGCAACTGACGTACAATATAGAGATCTAACGTATGGTATTTGTATTGATGTTGTTGGCACTGATAGTTTTAGATTTGTAAAGAACGCAATACTAAAAACATTGGATGTACACGAAGAAACTTTGTCCATCTTGGGCGAAAGTAAGAGAAGTATGAAAGCTTCTTATGTTTATTTACCCGAAAAGGATAAAGTTTTGAACAAACGTCTCAAGAAGATGAAAACTACTTAAATAAATAAATAAGTTCTTATAAGATTATAAAAACTATATATTGATGAACAATTTCGGAAAAATACATTTTATTGGTTTTTTCGGATAACGTTAAGCTGTTCTTAACGTAGTTAGTAAACATAAACAAACAAAATAAAGGATAGTTAAATATGAAGAAAGTATTAGTATTAGTGTCATTGTTGACCGCTCTAGCTGTATCTGCTGGAGATAATTCAAACCTCTCAGTAGAAGCTGGGTACAACAACCAATACATCGTTAATGGTGTAGCTCGTTCCGAGGGAACAGCGTTTGTTGGTGTAGGTGCTGTAAAGAGTCTAAAGTATGCCGATGTATACTTGGGTGGTACTCTTTTGGCCAATGGTGACCTAGATCAGTCACACTGGACATTGGGTACAGGTAAAGAAGTTAGTGTGTGGAAGGATGTATTTTCCGCCCGTGCTGATGCTACTGTAACTCGTCACCAAGCTGGTAATTTTGGCATTCCCAACAGTACTGAGTTTGGTGTCAAGTTGGCTCTACCAAACAAGTTGGCAACTCCTTATGTACGTGGATCATTTGACATTGATCTAGATCAAAAGGGTGCGTTTGTTGGTTTGGAACGTGCTCAGAAGTTGCCATTTGGGTTTGTAATCACACCTGCTGTTGAATATGGTAAGGTATTTGGTACATCCAGTGATTATACCGCTGTAAATGCTAAGGCATCATTGACTCGTCCATTCGAAACTTCATTTGGTGTATTGACTCCATTTGCTGCTGTTGGATGGTATGACAATAATTTCAAGGCTGGCAATTATAATTGGGCTACCCGTGAATTTAGTGGAGATGTAGTATATTCTGGTGGTTTGAGATTGACCTTCTAATCTAGACTAGAATAGTGTATTAAAACCCGCTTAGAAATAAGCGGGTTTTTTTCATTTTAACGATCTATTTATAATTAAAGAAAGGTTTATTTTATGTCATCAACAAGTGGATCAAATGGTAGTAGTGGTATCGGTGGTAATGTAAGTAGCAGAACAATTTCTGCGCCTGCACCAACAAGTGGTACTGGTGGTAGTAGTGGTATTTATGGTACCAGTGGAATGGGCGGTAAATCATTTTTCCAAAAAGTGATTAGCAAGATTACAGGCAAATAACGTTTGCATATATGGCTAAACCAGAACAATACGGCGCAATTGCGGACGGTAAAACCAATTGCGCGTATGCTATAAACGAATGTATACGATTGCATAACATTTGTGAATTTGGTGAGGGTACATATATAATTGGTGGTAAAGATATAGAGCCAAATGATCCACTAAAGGTATTAAAAAGTGGTATATTATGGGGATGGGATCCTCAACAAAACGAGTCTGGAGTACAATTAATAGGTAAAGGTAAAGGTAAGACTATAATTAAATTATCAGAGGGGTTAAATGGTAGAAGAGATTTAGCTGTAAATAACAATCAATTGATAATGGTACAAGCAGTTGGACCTGGCGGAGATGGTAGAGAAGATTGTAAGAATATAGTATTTAAAGGTATAACGTTTGATGGTAATTACGATGTGATAAATGAAGTTAAAGGCAATGAATTAACTATTGCTGGTTGTACTACATTTGGTAGCAACACATTATATGAAGACTGTGAATTTAAAGGCTTCAACGTGGGTAAAGACAATGCTACATCATTTATTATTATATCTTTATTATCTACTAATTCAAAAGACGATGCAAAAGGAACAACTGTAAGAAGATGTGATTTTCATTCGCCCGGTAGAAATAATAGATATCCAGAACTTGATACTGAACAAATTGTACACGTACAGGTGGGTGGAAGTTTATCTGCTAAAAAATTTGCTACAGAATGTTTAATTGAAGATTGTACGTTCAGAGGTGACGCAGGTCCAACGCAATTTTCACCACTAGCTGGTATTAGCGTTGCAAATACAAAAGGTGTTGTTATACGAAATAATAATTTTGATGGATTTGAAGGAATGTGTTATTACGTTGATACTGGAACGAATATTGATACTATAGTTGAAAAAAATAGTGCAATTAATGTTCCTTGTTTTATTAGATTAAGCGCACAAAATTATGTAAGACAATATGGCAATGAATGGTGGGCGGTAAATTATGCATATCATCACAATTTAATTGTAATAAACAATAATGTAGTAACAACTGGTAAAGGTACTTGGAACTGGAAGCCAGGAAAATATGCAGCTTGGGATGGAGTATTTTTAGCATATAGTATGGATAGAGATTTACCCAATATGTCATCCATATTTAAGAACATTATAATTCAAGACAACACAATTAATGTTGACCCAACTAATTTATTAAAAAATTTAGGCGGTTGGTGGCCACCATTAAATTCATATCTTCCTGCGTTACCATATGGAATGGTGCCTAATGAACCTGTAATTAATGAAATCAAACTAATTAATAACAAAAATAATTTTGTCGTGGTTGTAACTAAATCAATATCATTATTTGATAAAATTAAAAATTTCTTTAAAAAAATATTCAAACGTAAATAATTTTGTTGATTTCTAATTTCGAACACTATATATTAATACGAATATGAATTTAATTTCACAACCTAGTCAAGCCAGTCAACTCCCATCCGGAAGTTGAGTGAGAGGTTGTTTGCTATAAAGATCCAACCCGTCACTCTACGAAAAAAGAATGACGGGTTTTTAATTTTAGTGGTTGACAATTTGACGAAGTATGGTAAATTAGAAATATAACGAACGGGGTTGAAACTCTATCTGATGTCCCCAACGAAAGTTAAAACATTTGATCGGTCACTGGGTGTTATGTTGAAATACAGAACCCAACTGGCGATAATTAAAAATAATTAATTAACAATTTTTAAATGGGCGGTTAGCTCAGTGGAAGAGCAGGACCTTTACACGGTCAAGGCCAGAGGTTCAAATCCTTTACCGCCTACCATTTTAATCGGTCACAGGTGTTACGGTAGCATCCGTGCTTTGGGAGCATGTGGAGCCAGTTCAATTCTGGCGTGGCCGACCATTTTATTGGGCATATGACGTAATTGGCAGCCGTGCGAGTCTTAGAAGCTCGTGGAGAAATCCGTGGGGGTTCAAGTCCCTCTATGCCCACCAATTTAAAAAGTGACTATAAAATCATATTTGGTCGTATGATCTTTGAGTGTAATTGACCTTTCGGGTGTAGTCACACATACCCAGTTTTTAATTTATATGGTTGATAGGGGGATATAAGCTGGCCTCACTAGTCTTGAAAACTAGGTTCGTTGAAAGACGAAGGTCCGGGCAGTACGGACATTAACCGCCATTTTAATACAACTCCACTTGACAATGGAACCGAAGACTGATAATATCGTCTCTTGAAGAAATCGGAGTTTGTCAAAAGATTTTATGGAGGTGACGTAGATAGTCAGGTTTCTACAGCAGTTTGCTAAACTGCCGTGGTCTAAAAGCCACTGAGGGGGCAGCACCCTTCGCCTCCGCCATTTGCGGGTATAGCTTAGTGGTAAAGCGCCAGTCTTCCAAACTGGCAAGGTGAGTTCGATTCTCACTACCCGCTCCAATTTAACTGGGGATTTGCATAATGGTAGTGCGGCAGACTTTGAATCTGCTTGTGGTGGTTCGATTCCATCATCCCCAACCAATTTAATCGGGGTGTATTGTCAATTAGGAGACGGCCTGATCTGGAGTCAGGAAGTTGCAGGTGCAAGTCCTGTCATCCCGACCATTTTAGTAAATGTGCGTGTTGGGTGGAAACGTCCAACAGCGTGAGGGACACGATACACCCCTGTATGTCTGACCCGGACGAATCTGATCCAGATAGGATAGGGTTGATTTTTAGTTTGACAAACACTATATATTAGTGTATGTTCTTTATACGGGCTCTTGGTGATAATAGTAGCACATGGCTTTTGCAAAGCTGAGGCAGCGGGGCGGTACCGCTAGGGTCCAGTTGACAGAAATATCACAACCTCCACGATGGTTGTCAATGGGATGAAATGTTAAAATTTCATGCAAAAAGTGATATAAAATGTAGGTTCTAAGTCATTTCGTCTCCACCAATACTATTTATTAGTATAATGAAAATCATTGAGCTAATATGTTGTGGATGTAATGTTAAATTCTCCAAACAATTAAAAGAATATAAAAGGCAATTAAAAAATGGAAGTTCTAATTTTTATTGTACATTAAGTTGTTCTAGTACATTTACAAATAAAAAAAGATTAAAACATTTTGAAATTGAAAGAGAATGTTTATCTTGTAAACAAAAGTTTATATCAACAACACATAAAAAACACAAAAAGTGTTGCAATAAATTGTGTGCTAAGAAGTATGCTCAGTCTTTTGTAAAACCTGATAAAATCTCAAAAACATTAAAAAAATATTATCAAAATAACCCACAGATAAAAACATATGATGATAATAAATGTTTAATTTGTGAAAATGTATTTAGTGTACAGAAGTCTAAAACTAGAAAAACTTGTTCTGATTTATGTTATAAAAAATTAATTAGTATAAATTCAACTAAAAATCCAAATTGTGGTGGGGAAACTAACTATAAAAAATATAAATATAATAATATTTGGATGGATTCAAGTTGGGAAGTTAATATTGCAAAATGGTTGGATACCAATAATATTAAATGGATACGAGATAGAAAAATTAATTTTATATGGACTGATGTAAATGGCATAAAACGAAGATATTATCCGGATTTTTATTTGCCTGAACATAATTTGTATTTAGATCCGAAAAACAAATATAAGATTGAAAAAGACAGAGATAAAATGACAAGAGTTATTTTTGAGAATAAAATAAAATTGATATATGGTCTTGAAGAGGATATAATTTTTGAACTAAAAAATTGTATTTTAAAAAAATCTAATATATATTAATGTTGAGAGCGCGGGTATGATGTAGTGGTAGCCTGCAACCTTGCCAAGGTCGATGTGCCGGTTCGATTCCGGCTACCCGCTCCAATTTTATTATGAATGGTTATAATTTCCCAAAGATATGGGAGTCTTGTTTACAATTTAACATTGAACAAAAACCCGAAGAATTCAAATCTTTATTGGATTTTTTGAATGCAAACTCCAAAAAAAGAATTGCACTTGAGATAGGATCTAATTATGGTGGTTTTGCAGCTGGATTGTGTGAATTGTTTGATAAAGTTATAACTATTGACATAAAACACAACTCTAATTTTGACTTGCTCAAAAACAAATATTCAAATTACGAATATATAATTTCAGATTCAACCAGCAATGATACAATTAATTATTTAAAATCGCTCAATATTAAGTTTGATTTTATTTTTATAGACGGTGATCATTCATATAATGGAGTAAAATCTGATTATTTAAAGTTTAAGCAATTATTAAATTCAGATGGTTATTTAGGATTTCACGATGTTGTATCAAGTCCTGAAAATGAAGGCAACAATATTTTTGTAAGTAAGTTTTGGAGTGAGATCAAAACTCAATATATAGACAGTTACGAATTTATATCGGATAAAGCTACGAACGATTATTCTACCGATAATTTATTTCATTCGATTATGAAGAACCAAAGATACGAATCTTGGGGTGGAATTGGAATAGTTAAAAATTATCCTGTGTCAGTATTTTCTCACAATTATCTTAAAAATGATTGGGTATCTATAATAAAAAATCAATTTGAAAGAGTGGTTAAGTCTGGATTATACAATAGATGTGATCATTATTTTTGCGGTGTATATTCAGAATCAGATGAAGAATATTATAATTTTCTTAAGATAGTAGATTCTTATGATAAAGATGCAAAAATAAAAGTTGTTCGTTATACCATAAATAAATTTGAATATAATACATTAATTAATTTGCAGAATTACTGTAAGCTAAATCCTAATGGGTGTGTTTTATATTATCATTCAAAAGGAACATCTAAAGTAATACAAACAGAATCAATAAAGTCTTGGCGTGATTGTTTAGAATATCTAAACATAGATAATTGGCAAAAATCTGTTGACGTATTAAAGACTAAAAATTATGATGTTGTAGGTGGATTGTATATTACACATTACGTTAGTCCGCAAAAAGAATATAGAAATTATTATTCTGGTAATTTTTGGTGGGGTGATTGTGAATATATAAATAGATTGCCAAATTTATCGTTGACTTTTGTAGATACGATGTATAATGGAGATATGTCAGACCATCGTATGGCGTGTGAGTTATGGATAGGTAAAGGATGGCATCGATGGCTAAACCACTATAGTGAATATGTGGTGGGTTGGGAGACTCACATTTTTGATTCTAAGAAATATAAAGTATTTGGATAATACTTATATATAGTTCTTTAAAATTTTATGGGCGCGTACTGGTATCGATTTAATAGTACACGTATGTTAGGCACGTAGAGGATGATAGTTGGCCTCTTTAATACATCTATCGAAACATTAACTGCTGAAGATAACGTAGTTAGCTATGACTTCTCTTACGATGAAGTAGTAGCCCTTGCAGCCTAAGTTGTTGCACATTCAATACAATAAAGTCTGATAGTTGTGTTGGGTGTAAATTATTGGACTGGACCAAATATTTGATTTGCGTAAATGGTCGAGATATTAGTAAATCTTAAGGGTAATATTTTTAGATATTTTTCATTATTACTTCCTAACAATTCAAAATATATAAGCGTGTAGTCTGATGTAAGTTATCTGTTAAAGACGCGAGTTCGACTCTCGCCGCGTCCAAAGTGCATAAGAATGCCACCTTCACGTTGGTTGCACTTGAGTAACGCTAAGAGCATTCATTGAAGACATGATTTCATCTAAAAATGAGGTCATGTCTTTTTTTGTAAAATTGTTTTTTGCAAAATTAATACCACAACATACAAATTCTAAGTTTCCTTCTACATATCCTTTGGATGAATCGATGCGATCTAAACTGGCTTTTTTAAGAGATTTAGTGGAATTATATTCTAATGTATTTTTTGGCAATATCATTTTTATACCAGTATAAGGACATATACCATTTTGAAATTCCCATATAGTTTTAAGATATTTCACATCAATCGTACATCCTTTTTTCTTTATTGATCCTCTACCTTTACTAATAAATGTTCTAAACGGAGAGTATTCATCTTGACGAGTATATCCTCTAAAATTAGGATGTTTTTTATATTGTTTTTTCCAATAAATTTTAGACATCGATGTGTTTCTATGTTTAGCCACACAGGAGTTGCTACAATAATTTCCAATTCCACGTTTTCTACAACGATTTATCTCTTTATTTTCTTTTTTAAAAAGTTTATTACACAATTCACATCTGACTTCAGTTTTTGCCATATACTAATAAATAGTGATTGTGATGTGATATTAATAAAAAATAATATCCGCCCGCGTCCACCATTTTATTCTGGTTCAAAATCAATGTAGCTATCAATAATCAACACTCCACTATCATTGATGTAACCTTCTTCAATTAAATACTTTGTGATTCGTTCTCTACAACAATCATCCTCGTATAGATCACATTTTTCTGGATGTCTTAGTACAACAAATCTATTAGCCCAAACTGTTATATCGTGATTGTTTATACTAACTTGGTGAAAATTAATCTCTTCCATTAACTATAAGTATATTTATACAGCAATGAAAAGATATAGTTTATTATACGAATCTAGCATATATGATTATCTAGTGTGGGAACCAACTGGAAAATTGCAGTATATTGCTGATGAGTTAGATAAAATTCCTACAGACAACACTAAACTTTATAGAGGAATGTCGGAGAAAGAATATAATATTTTGAAGAGTACTGGTAAAGTTACTTCAAAAGGTAGGGGAAATACTCGAAACATATCAGGTAGTTATCTAGCGAGTGATTTTAAATTGGCAGCTAGGTTTGCCTTGGTCAATTACAGAGACAAAGGAGAGGGTATTATAGTAGTAGTGGATAAAAGTAAGTTACCCGATTTAAAAAATGTAGATCCAGGCAATTATGTTACTAGTTATATACCGATAGAAGCAGTAACCAAAATTATAGACTTAAAACAGTTATGAGTAATATTAAACTAACAAAGGCTGAAGCCGAAAAGAAAGTATATCAACTAACCGAAGATCTCTTACACGTTAAGAAAGACTTCAAGGATGTAGCTGCTGGCTACAAAGATCGTATGAAAGAAATTGAATCTGAAATTAAAGCGATTGTAGAAGAAGCTTCAATTGGAGATTCAACTAAATAAAACAAAACCCGGTCTTTCGACCGGGTTTTTTATTACTGTTGTTTAGGAGCGGGTTTAAACGTGCCGTCTTTTAAATTGAGGCTGCCATCACCGTATTTTGTAGCTAAATTATTCAATAAACCTTCTTCTAATTTTTGAATATCTTTCCATTCAGCAAGAATTGCGGTTCTTCTATCAGTTAGTTCTGTTTTGGTTTGTTCCAATTCGATTTCTTCTAATTGTAATTGACCAAGTTCAAATATTTTCTGTTGATATTTGGATTGAACGATTGCGATTTCTTGCATTTCTTGTTCTGTAAATTTAGTAACATCACTCATAATATTTTCATATACATATGACGATTTTCTATTATTAGATTTTTTATATTTTAAAATAAAGTTGACGTAATCGATATTTGTATGTATTATTAGATTATGTTCTAAGGCTGGTAATCTTAGAACTCGAAAATATATTACCACGGTTAAATATTAAATTATAAATTAGTATGACAGTTAAAAGTGATAGTGTTATGGATAACAATATTAAGTACGTAATCCTACGTGATGGCAGACGAGTTTCAGATTTGGAATATCCATCCAAGGATGAAGCTAAAACTGAATATGATCATTGGTCTTCAATTCTTAAACGATGGCCAGATGGTTCTAAAATTGAAATTGTAGAAGTGAAAGGTAAATAATGAGTGGTAATATATTTGGTCTGAAACAGAAGATTAACGCAGCTAGTACAGAAAAAGAAGTACTAGATTTGTTGCAGATAAGCAAAACATACGTAGATGCATCTCCAGAAACAATTCGTTCTTGGAAAAATGCTTCTGCAAAAAAGTTACAACAGTTAAATTCGACTATTTCGTCAGTAGAAAAGGTTGAAAATGATAGTGATAAACCAGTAAAAAAGAAAAAGAAAAAGTAAGATTTAACCAAATTGGTTCTGAAAAGACGTTACTTCGGTAACGTCTTTATTTTTTTCCTATATACTTATATATGATGACAGATAAATACTCTTCATTAACTTTGCCATCTGATTATTGTCAGATGGAAAGTTTGATTAAAATCAATAAAATTAAATTGATGGAACAGGTTGTTTCATCAATATGTTATGCGGTGGAGAACAATTTGAATGCGATAGAAGTCTTTAATTTTAAAGACTCCGATTTCATAGTAGTATTAGACCGCAATTCTTTCGAAAGTAATTTAAATAGTATTTATGATTACTACATCTCTTCTGAGATATATGAACATTGCGGTCGTGTTTTGAACATTAAACAACAACTAACCAAAAAAAATGAGCAAGAAAAAAGACACAAGTCCAAAGGTTCACCAAAACGAAAAAATTAGAGAATCCGTTAGAATAGATGAACGATCTCTTACCCCAAAACAAATTGAATTATTAAATTTACTACAAAATAAAACAACCAAACTAGTCTTTATATCTGGCCCAGCTGGAACTTCCAAAACATACACATCAATATTAGCCGGTTTAAACTTACTGAATCAAAAAAAGGTAAGCGAAATAGTTTATGTACGAAGCATAGTAGAAAGTAGTGATAGCAAATTAGGATTTTTACCAGGTGAAATGGATGAAAAAATGAGTCCATACATTCAACCATTGATCGATAAGTTAGAAGAATTATTGCCAAAACACGACATTGATAAGTTGAAAAAAGAAGAACGCATTCATGGATTTCCAATCAATTTCTTACGTGGTTTAAGTTGGAATGCTAAGTGTATCGTAGCCGATGAAGCTCAGAATATGAGCAAAAAAGAATTAACTACATTGGTCACCCGTGTTGGTGAATTTAGTAAATTATTTATCTGTGGTGATCCTGATCAAAGTGATATCAATGGTAAAAGTGGATTTGTACCGATGATGAACATTTTTGACGACGAAGAAAGTAGAAATAATGGCATTTATGTGTTTAAATTCGACGAAGAAGACATTGTTCGAAGCGGTTTAGTAAAATTTATATTAAAAAAACTAAAAAATGTTGGGTGATTAATAATTATTAATATATTATGGCGATAGTATCCAATCAAGGTAGAACCGTTCCCGAATTACCAACATTAACATCTGGTAATATTGGAAACAATGATTATTTGATCATACAAAATGTAAGTAGCAATTCAACTAAAAAATCTACGGTCAATAGCTTTGTACAAAAGACCGGCGATCTTTTAACATCATTCAATAGCTTAAATTTTGTAGGTCCAAACAACACTTATACAGGTTCTTTTAGAAGCTTTGAAAGTGACAACTATTCTGTCATAAGTCAAAAAGTACCAAATCTATTTAAAAGAGCCATAGTAAGCGATTATCTTACTATTGGATACAATCCATCGGCGCCAACATTTTTGGGAATCTATGCAAAAACGATAGATGTTAATCAGGCAACTGGAGGCGGTGGTAATATTAGCTTTACTGGAAATGCTTTAAGTAGTCAAATAACAATTTTAGATTATCCAAATGGATTGAATCTTGAAAACACACCTTTTAAGATTGAACAAATTACAGCTAGTATTGGTATAACAGGCAGCGTAAAAGGACGTTTATTAGGCAATGTAACAATTGGTACAGGTAAAAGTTCTTTTAATAACGTAGACGTAAATAATAATTTATACGTTGTAAATGCTGAGGTAGATAACGTTACTATAAATGCAGGTGTTGTTGGAGATGTTACTATTAACAATTCTCCAATTGGAACAATTGTACCTTCAATTATATCAGGTTCAAAGATCTATTCTAAAAATGGATTCTCAGGAGTATTTTCAGGTAGTGGTAATATTTCAATGACTGGTAGTTTAAAAGGTAAATTAACAGGCAATGTAACAGCTAACTCAGGCACTAGTACATTCAACAATATTACATCCGCTATTATATATTCTAGTGGTTATATTCAATCGCCATCATTTGTAGGTACATCTAGTTACTCTTACAATGGAGTTGGTGAATTGTCTTCTCTATCCAGTAGTTACGCACAAACATCAAGTATGTGTATGTCAACTACCGCTGATACATCTTCATATTTGAATTGGTCTAATCTAAGAACAAATGGTACCGCTAGTTATTCTTATAATGGAAGTGGAAAGTATTCCTCTTTCTCAAGCAGTTACGCACTTACTTCAAGTAAAGCTATAAGCAGTAGTTATTCTACAAGAACTACAAGTGCTTCATACGCATTAAGAGCTTCAACTGTACTTGGTACAGTTGATAACGCTTTGAACGCCATAACAGCTGATTCATCTACTACTTCATTGACATCCTCTTATTTATTAAAAGGATCTTTAAATAGTTCAAGTGCTGTACCATACTTTGACGGTAATAGATTAACAACATCTCCATTATTTTATAAAAATGAGTTTGGACAAATTAATTTTTATATATCAGCTTCTGCTAAATATGCACAGTCAAATCTTTTTGTAGTAAATAGAGGATCTGGCATATATAGTTCAGCTGGATTTGTATTACAAAATAAAAACAGATCAACTGCATATCCAAATCAAGATCAATGGTTTATATCATCTGTTACCAGTGGTAGTTTAACATTAAGTATTACTACAGGATCATATCATCTTAAAAATAGTACCATTACAACAAGAACATCAGATTCAGGTGGGGTGATGGTTGCACTGAAACAAGTACGTAATGGTTTTTACTTCTGGCCATATATTAATACAAATTCGGCTGCAAGGGATGGTTCAGTTGGTATAGGCATACAACCTCCAGCCGAGCCAACTGGTTCTATAGACAAGTATTTACGTGCTAAGTTGCAAATCAGAATGTTTAGCGGTAGTAATCAGGCTGCTAACGTTGCTGGATCAGTATTAGCTGGTAAATTTGTTGGTGGGGCGCCTATTGGTGTAGAAAACAAACAAACAGCGATATTAGTACAATACGGATCTAGTAGTTTTTCAAATACATTTTACGTATCTAGTAGCGGTGATATGCGGGCATATGGATCTATTAGCGGCAGTAAAATATATTCATATGGAAGTATCAAAGTTGATAATGGATCATATATTTCTAAAACAGATAGTGCCATCATAACAGGATCTTTTAAAGGAAATTACCAAAAAGATTACACCACTGTTAGTGCAACTGTTGCATCTGCAACCACAAATTTGAGTTTTGATGATTATGATATGATTTATCTAACAGCTACAGCTGCTCAAACATTTAATGTAAATCTTACACAGAAGAAAGTGTGTTATTTATATTTCTACAATAATAGTGGCGGAACATCATTTACTTGGAGTACAGGTACACCTAATTCATTAAAATGGCCAGGTGGATCGGCAACCAATCCATCAAATGGTGCTAGAGATCTATATTCTATAGTATTAATGGGAAGTGAAATTCTTATTAATAGAATCGGAGCTTCTTATTCTTAATACTTTATATTTATAAAATATGGCAACTCCGTGTAATAGTTTAAATGTTCAATTAATAAAGGTCAGTGATCTTGCGAGCTATAGTAATATAAAAGCGGCAGATCAATTGATGCTTATAGAAAATACAGGTGGTTCAAAATATTCTAGAAAATCTACTCTGTCAGATTTGAAAGATTATGTTAATTCAGGTGGTATATCTGGTTATACAACCTCTTTATTTAACACCGTAACCGATTCAAATAGTTTTTATACTTATTTGTCGGGCAATGTATTTTCTTTCTCACATGGTTTTTCGTCCACACCATCTATGGTCCGAGTAGTTTTAAATTGTCAATCAAATGACGGTAGATTTATCACTAATCAAGAAATTGATGTAACATCATTTTTCAACAACGAAACTAAGCCAATTTGCAGTGTTGTTTCTAGTACTAGTTCTGTTCTAATAGTTGTTCCACCTTTTACCAGTATTACCACATATGATTATAATAGTGGTACCAGTGTAATAAGTCAGTATAACATCAATGCAACTAAATGGTATATTAAAATTTACGCCTGGAAGTAATTATGTCAACTACCTGCAATTTAATACAACAAGTAAAAGTTAGTGATTTGTTAAGATACAATACACTAACAGCTAAGGATTTAATATTAACAATTGAATCTGGATCATCCAACGATTTGTACTCCAGAAAAAGTACATTTGGCGATGTCGTAAAATTTTTATCATCAACAACAGGTTCATACACGGGAAGTTTTTCAGGATCTGCAAAAACATTAAGCGGTAAATTTACAGGCAGTTTTACAGGCAGTTTTAAAGGAAAACATTCTGGCAGTTTTAGTGGCAATTTTAATGGCAGTAATACAGGCAGTTTCACAGGCAGTTTTAAAGGATCGACCACAGGCAGATCCAAAACATCTGGATCATTGAGTGGCAGTTTTAGTGGTTATATATTGACCAAAAAAGCAAATGCTAGTGGTAGTTTTAGTGGAAGTTTGTATGGTACTATAATTAGTAAAAACTCTAAATTGACTGGTAGTTTCAATGGAACTTCAAGAGGTCGTTTTTCAGGAAGTGTTTCGGCTAGTATAAAGGGTTATATCAGTGCGTCAAATCATTATAATGCTAATAGAAAAGTAGCATTTTATGGTACAGCTAGTTGTGCTAAAACAGCATCTTATGCTTTAAATTCAGGTGGAAACATAACGGGTACAGGTACTACCAATCAATTTTCATATTGGTCAGGAACAAGTGCATTGGGATCTACCAATTATATTGTAAGAAATAGTACTATTAATAATTTAGGTAGTATGCCTGCGGGTAGAATTACAGTTAATAACCCTTTACAATTTTCCGCTGTAGGCGAACAGATTATTCAAAACTCTTCATCTGGACAATCTATATCTGGATTGGGATTGCAAACTTCTAATAATTATTTAAGATCCGCTGCTAATTTTGCAATTTATTATTCAGGATCTCATGTAAATACATCGGCTTTACCAGGCAGAGATGTAATTTGGCAATCAGGCAAATCTGGATGGGGAGTATTGGGTGTAAGACAAAGACTATTAAGTATAGGCAATATAGTAAGTTCTGATAATGTAAATGCTCAATTGCACTTACATTTAAGCGGATCTACTGGTTGGCCAACGAGTTACAATCCAAATTCAAATGTATTTCTAATTACCTCAGGCAGCAGTCAAACCAAACTATTACGTGTGAGTGGCAGTGGTCAGTTGGACGTAAGAGGTGATATAGTTGCACTATCTACATTCGCTTCATCAGATATAAGACTCAAAGATAACATCAAACCTATAGAAAACGCTTTATCCAAAGTTAATCAGATAAGTCCAATTGAATTTAATTGGAAATCAAATGGAAAACAAGATTTTGGTGTTAGTGCGCAACAAATTGAAGAGTTATATCCAGACTTAGTAACTGAAAATATTGAGGGATATAAAGTTGTAAAGTATAATCCGCTTATTGCATTGCTACTAAAATCTATTCAAGAACTACACAAAGAAGTTCAAGAACTAAAAAATAAGATCGAATCTTAATATATATAGGATATATGCCTGTCAATATATTAAACAGATTTGGTCCGTTGAGTTTCAAAAGCGAAACAAATAACAGCGAAAATCTTTCGATCAACAGTTTATTAAGTAACTTTTATAATCCAGGTTCAAATAACTTTTCTATATCACAAAGTTATTATCAATTGGAAAATAGAATTGGCAATTCAAACTCCGATTCACGAACGATTAATATTACAAAAGCTTTAGGAGTTGGATTCATAAATAAAGACAATAGACGGCCAATAAAGTTTAGTGAATTTTACGGTGCGTCTTACATAAGTAGTTCGTTCAGTGTAGCTGCGTCTACCGGTGTTGCTACTGTTAAAATTTACTCTCCTAGTGTAGTACAAAATAATAACTTTTTGACCAATAATATACAGGATAAAATTTATCAATACACGTTGTATTCTAAGTCTGATATCACTACACCTATTGTAGATTCTGGATGGAATAAGATGTTTTCTTATGCTAAATCTGGTGATAATATTGAATTATTTTATAATTTAGTTGATGCAAAAGCGTATAAATTGGTTTCTAAAGATTGTTTGTCAAATGCATTTACATCTAGTATGTTCATAGGTACATGTGCAAGTGCAGTTGTTGATAATACAACATACACATACACAATGTCCGCATCAGATTTACCAACTGCGGCTTCTTTATTGTTTCAAACAATAAATAATGATAAAACGGCTAATGGATATACAAATGTCAAGATAACAGATTTGTCTAATATATTGAATAACCTAAATAGTTTATTGCAAAATCCAAATATTACGACTTATAAATCAAGTGGACAACTTTTGCCAGTTATATCTTATAAAGACAATTTAGGATACAATAGAACTTTGACTTTCGACGGATTAATTTTGCAAAAATCAGCCACACCGGATGGTTCACTTGGATATTTTTACACTGGATTGGTAACCGCTACTAGTTCGGGCGGAACAAATCCTACATATGCATATTCTTTTGAAAATACATCTACATTTGGTCAAATTACACTTTACATTTTAGGCACTCAAGATTCAAGCTCGACATCGTGTGCGACATCACCAACACTGGTTGGTAATTTTCCAACCAATATTTCTTTTACAGGCCCAAGATGTGGTTATTTAGATTGTGGCGATGGTTATACTCAACCAGTGTGTAATCCAACTTCTACCACTCAAATAAAACATAGTGGTAGCTTCATAATCACGAATAATAACAATGCGGAGATGTTAGCCACTATCAGTCCAACTTGGACTAACTTAGATGGAACTCCTTTAAATTCATTAATTAGTACAGTTAATTTTACGCCAACTGGTATGTTTTCCGTTTCAGCTAACAGTACACGTAAAATTAGTATTGGTTTTGGGTTGTCTAATTATCAAAATACACTTCAACCAAAAACTTTTACAGCTAAAGGTTCAGTTAATTTAACCTTACCATTAGGATATTCCCCGCAATCGCAAAATTGTGAAATTATAGCTAATTTTGATAAAAATTCGTGTGTGATTTCACCAGTAACGCCTCCTGTAGTTACGCCTGTAACAAGTAATTTAGGATGTATAAGTTATAATCCTAGTATGCTTGAAAGTTGGACGCAAATAAAACTTAGAACGGTGGTAACAATTGCGTATAAAACTGGTACATCAGCTGATAAAACTTTTGCCAAAGCAGTTGTTAATGCTTTGCCAAATTCAGGATGTACATTACCAACAAGTATAACACAAGATGGTTATTCAGTTAGTATCAATTGGATTTTGGATCCAGCGGGTGGACAAGAATATGTGTGTACACCAGGCACATCAGGTCAATTTTCAGGCACTTATACAGTTGAAACAACAAATTCCATATTAGGAAGTGCAAATTTTTATATATTGTTCTTAAGAAAAAACAATAATAATGTAGACGCTGAAAGTTACATTAATTTGTGTCAAACAGGCGGAGTTTCGTCGGTTGGATAAAAAATATTGACATTTTTCTGAATTTATGTCATATATATTCTTGAATGACACAGATGTGTTATTCACTATAGTGCTCGAGTGAGGCTATTAGGTTAATAAGTTCAATAGAATTATTAAAAGAAAGGTAAATATATGTCAGTAATTAAATATAGTCCGTTTGCATTGCGACACATTGATCGTGATGAGTTTTTAACACCATTTGACCGCGTATTCGATGAAGTATTTGCGGCACATTTCCCAGAACTAAATAAAGAGTTAGGTGTTGGTTTTTTTGAAAAACAAAGTTATCCCCGTGTAGATGTTGTTGATTATAATGACCGTGTAGAAATTCTAGCTGAAATTCCTGGTCTATCCAAAGATGAAGTGTCTGTGGATGTACAAGAGAACGTGCTTACCATTAGTGGTCAAAAGATTAAAAATGTCGATGGTAGAGAATCAACTGGAAAGTATATTCGTAGGGAGTTGAAACATAGTAGCTTTAAACGAAGTTTTACTTTGGGAGATCAAATCGATAGAAACAATCCTAGTGCAAAGTTTGAAAATGGGTTGTTGAAGGTGACTTTATCAAAAGTCAAACCAACAATTCCTGAAACCAAGAAAGTAAAGATTGATTAATAATCAGTCAAGGTTATATTAACCCCGCCATTAAATTGGCGGGGTTTTTTATTTCTATCTATTTATAGATATGATAAAATTTCATCATTTGGTAATAGCAACATCTTTTTTAATTGCAGGATGTGCTGCGTATTTCAGTGTATATGGTATTGGGTTGTTATTTTCAGGCGCAACCATCGCAGCTATGATTATGGCTGGGTCTTTAGAACTTGGAAAGTTAGTAACAACTAGTTGGTTATTTAGATACTGGAATAAAGTCAATTTTCTAATGAAGACATATATGATAATTGCAGTATTCGCATTGATGGCTATAACATCATTGGGTGTATTTGGATTTTTAACTGCGGCTTTTCAAAAATCATCATTGGAAACCGAATTATCATTGAATAAAATTTCAACGTTAGAGTCTCAAAAAAAAGAAGAGATTAATAAGATCGAATCCACAAAAAAATCTATAGAAAAACTCTATGCGTTAAGAAATAGTCAAGAAAATAGATTGAATGAAGTACTCACGAATGCATTAATTGCTCGTAATCCAATTCAACTACAAAATATTCAAAATCAAATTAACGATCAAATCACAGATCTTAACAAACAGTTAGAAAACGAAAATGACAAAATTAAAACCTATAGTGCTAAATCTACATCTATAGACGATGATATTTTCAAGTTGAAAGTGGATAATAGTCAGAAAAAAGACATTACAACCTTTAAATTCGTAGCGGATCAATTTAGTACAACCATTCAAAACGTAGTGAAATGGTTTATTGTAGTACTTATTACAGTATTTGATCCACTCGCCGTTGTACTATTGTTGGCATATAATATAAGCACGAATAAAATTTATTCAGAAGATGACAAAAATTACGAATTGTATAAAAAACAAGAAAAGCCTACTGATGAATCTAACGTTGATGCAATTGCACCAACTCAAACCGTAGTAGAAAAAATAGTTGAGAAGCCTGTTGAGGTTGAAAAGATAGTGGAAAAAATTATTGAAAAACCAGTTGAAGTTGAGAAAATAGTTGAGAAGCCTGTTGAGGTTGAAAAGATAGTGGAGAAAATAGTCGAGCGAAAAGGCAAGGCGGGAGTAAGAGGAATGTTTAGTTTTTAACAATTAAAATAATTCTTTTATAATTTTGTAGTCGGTTCATATATATGTACTTATAAGTATGGATGAAACTGAACTTAAAGAATTGTATAAATTGATCAAAAGATCATACGACGAATCGTGTTGGAAAACCTTGAATGACGCTTTAGATTATATTTCGGAATTTGTGGAAGTGGACGAAGAACTACCTACAGACAATGATTGAAATTTTGTTATTAATATTACTGTTTGCATCAGTATCGGTTAATGTGTTTTTATTAATCACACTAAAAAAGTTATTTATCCAGGTTGATATCTTAGAAGACTGGATAATAAACTTTAAAAAATCTGTAGAAAATACTTTTAATAAATTGAAAGACATTGATAACCGTGGTATCTTTGAAAAAGATGACGACGTTGGTTTTCTTTTTTCTGATTTAAAACAAATAATCGAATCTTTAAATAAAAAGGTAAAAGAAGAAGAAACCGATAACGTTTGATATTATTACTTGAATGAAACAAACAAAAAAAAGTAAAGTCGCAAATAAAAAAACGACTAAAGTAGTAAAAGTTAAAAAACGTAAAATTACTTCTATGGTAAAAAGTGTTGATAAAAAAATCAAAAAGACAACTAAGATAACATCTTTTAAAAAGATAGTTAAAAATGAAACACCTAAAAAAAATAAAAAACTAAAATTAGATATTACATATGAATCTAAGAAGATATCTGAGATAACAGTTCCAAGAAATATTACAGATAAAGATATAATAGTAATCAATGATTTAAATGCTATTAATAAAGAAGTAGAAGAGTTAACAGATGTAAGAAAAAAACGTCGTGGTAGAAACAAGAAAGAAAAGATTTATTTTTCTAAAAAAACTGAAGAAGCAATTGTTGAATATAATTTAGAATCAGATATTGCAAAGAGAAATGAAATATATGAGAATCGTATAAAGTACAGTTTTGACAAATTAGTTGAGAACATATTCAATACATTCAAATTCACTTATTTTGATAATAGTCCATTAGAAATTCAAAAAGAAACTGTAGCACATTTGGTTTCGAATATGCATAAATTTGAAGCCGGTAAAGGTAAAGCTTTTAGTTATTTCAGTATTGTAGCCAAAAACTATTTGATATTTCATAATAATAACAATTATAAACGATTCAATCAACACGTAGACATTAGTGAAACTCCAGGAGAAGATAGTGTCTGTTTGCAAACAGAAGACGCTCATCATAAGACTATTCAAACCCAAGAGTTTATGAAATTGTTAATTAATTACTGGGAAAAAAATATAACAAAGATATTCACCAAACAAAAAGATCTTAATATAGCATATGCGGTAATCGAATTATTTCGTAGTAGCGATAGAATAGAGAATTTTAATAAAAAAACACTGTATCTTTATATCAGAGAATTGAGTAATTGCAAAACACAACAAATTACTAAAATCATTAATAAGATGAAATCATATCAAAATGTAGTTATGAAAAATTACATAGACAGTGGTAAAGTATAACACAAAACAAAACAAATAAACCACTCCAAACGGAGTGGTTTTTCTATTTATAGATATATGGACTTAAATTTTGAAATTTACAAAGGAAAGAATTTTTCGGGTCTTTGTAAGGACATAGTGAAAAATTCCGAGAGCAAAAAGGATCAGATTGATATTCTGATATCAGAGTTACGAAGCTTGATAAAAACCATCAATGATGCTACCATCATCGTTCCTATGATCAAAGATTATTACGATGTAGGCATCAAAAACGATGAACAATTGGTTAAGTTAGCAGCTGTTGTACAACGTTTAGTAGCTAAAGGCGAAGCTAGTGGTGAAGGAACTTCTATGGTTTTAAGTGAAGACGAACGTAAACAATTGATGGATGAAGTTATAACAATCAGTAAAGGTGAATAATATGGTAAGCACGGACATATCTAAATCAAATAAATCTCCTCAACTAAATGATCAACAAATAAAAGATTTGGTTGATGTTCGTTCACCCATACAACTTGCTGTAGTAGTCGATATAATTTTTGATGAAACTCATATAAAATTACAAGATGCTTATAAACAAAAAATAAATCCACAAACCGTTCCGCTTAATTATAAAAATGAAGCCGCAAATGAAAATGATGTGGATTTTTCTTATATAGGCCGAGCTAAAGTAAGAATATTATCTCAAGAAAAAAAGTCATCGGTCGAAAAATTACCTTGGGCTATACCACTTGAACAAACTATCACACAATATCCATTGGTCAATGAATTGGTATTGGTACAAAAGGTTGGAAACAATTATTACTATAGCAAACCATTAAACAAATTCAATTTCCCCAATAATATCGATTATACAGTTGAAACCGTATATAGCGAAAATGGAAAACCAGCCGTGCCTTTTTATTTTGATGGTGCTAGAGCAACTTATACATCTGCTCCAATTTACTCAAAGTACAATAATATAGGATACGTAGGACAATATTTCATTTCAAATCCATTTATAAGATTGGTTAAGAAAAATGAAGGTGACACTGTAATAGAAAGTAGATTTGGTCAATCAATTCGATTTAGTGCATATGATGATAACAGACAAAATGATAAAGGTGTATATCCATCTTACGACTTAAATGGCAATTTATTGAAAGACTCAAGCGGCGGTGGATATGGGAATCCTAAAGTTACTATTAGAAATAGACAGAGAAATATTGCTTTGGATGAAGCGCAACAATTACACCCTAAGTTACCACCTATTCCTAAAATTACACCTATTGAAAAGAATTTCGGTGGTCAAATACCAGAAGATATTAATAACGACGGATCCACTATTCAGTTAACAAGTGGCAGAACATCGAGCGATTGGAAAACTACAGTTTATAAAAGTACATTTGGCAAAACATCAAATGGAGAGCCAACTGAAGAACAAGTAAGATTCAATCCAAAAAATTCCACTCCATTTGTATTTCCAACTTTAAACGGCGATCAAATCGTAATAAATACTGATAGATTGGTGTTGAGCAGTAGATTTGCAGAAACGCTACATTTTAGTAAAAAACGTTATGCCGTAACTACTGATAGCGAATACACAGTAGACGCTAATGATAATGTAGTTATAACTACAAATAACACTGCTACTATAAATGCTCCACAAATATTTTTGGGTCAATATGGTGAAACTAATGAACCAGCATTATTGGGTCAAACAACTGTAGATTGGATGTATGATCTTTGTAATTGGTTATTGGATCACGTTCACTGGCATCATCACGTACACCCACATCCTCATACACATCCTAGATCAGGTGCTGCCACTCCAGAAAATACAAAGGATGCTAATCCGGATCAAACGCAAATACCAGTACAACAAATTAAACTACAATTATTAAGAGATAATTTACACAAGACACTAAGTAGACGAGTATTCGTTACTGGAGGCGGTTATGCGCCTGGCAGTAACGGAGTTAAACCAACTGGAAGTGGCGGAGAGTGTAAAGATCCAGTAGTAATTAATACAGTTACAGGAGCTGGAGTTGTCGGTGATTTCAAAGGTAGAAATCGTCGTGAAGGTCCAGTACAAGTTGAATTTGAATTTGAGAATTAATTATGAGTGATTATTATATAGCCTATGAAGAAACTGTACCGTGGAATGGCAGCGTTTTTAATGCCAACGAATATAGAAGAGCTATAAACTCATTCTATTCAAAAGTTGATCTTGTACAACCAAATGTAATAGTGGAGGATGGTGCTCCAACCCCAAATATTTCTGTAAAAAATTTATCTCCAGATGCAAATTTTTCCAACGAATTGAATTTTAGTTTAAGTGGAAAATTTTCAACATCAAAACGTGATGAATTAACCGGAAATTACTTATCAAATGTTACTTTGAGTGGAGACGTTAAGGTTCCAAGACAAACACCTAGTGGAAAAACACTAAAAGTTATAATAGCATCTTCTTTTAAGACTACACGTGCTGTTGGAAAGACTCCAGGTGAAGCTTTCAATAATGCTTTTAAAGAACTAAGAGAATCTTTGTTACAAACTTTAGCTGATCAAGTTGGTGGTTCTGGTAAGGGAATTAAAGTGGAACGACAAGATCCATTTACCGATCCAGATCCTGCTTTAGTAGGACCACCTACACAAACGATATCAGGAGTTACAAATAAAGCTCCTGTGGTAGACAATCCTAACATAAAACTTCCAACACAAGAAGTAAAGGGGTTAGATGCAAATGCAGCACAACAAGCAGCCTCAAAAGCCCAGGACGCAGCGAGTAGTGCTACATCTCAAGTTAAAAGTGCAACTGGAGGATTAACATCACAGGTTCAAGGAACCGCTGGTCAGGCACAAGGTGCATTACAAGGAGCTACAGATCAAGTTCAAGGAGTTGCTGGACAGGCACAAGGTGCGTTAGAAGGAGCAGCTGGACAGGCACAAGGTGCGTTAGAAGGAGCAGCTGGACAGGCACAAGGTGCAATTGGTGGTGCTCAAGAATCCGCTGGGGGAGTACTTAGTAATCTTTCATCTGGAGTTAAAGGTGCAATTGGCGGAGGTGCTTTAGGGGCTGGTATTGGAGCATTGGCAGGTGGAGGAAAAGGCGCATTGATTGGTGCTGGTGCTGGATTGGTAGCAGGTGGTGTAGCCGGTAAAGTATTTGATAAACTCAATCCAAAAGGTATAAAGCCAGATGGTTTGGGTAAGGATTGGTCGCCTGATAAGTTTAGTCCTGAATCTATAGCTGGAAATGATACAATTGTTAATGCAAAAACTGGAACAATTAGTTCAACCTCTAAATTAGCAGCTGGATTAAAAGGTGGAGTATTAGGTGGTGCTCTTGGCGCTGGAGTTGGGGCTTTAGCTGGAGGTGGTAAAGGAGCATTAATAGGCGGATTGAGTGGTACTGCACTTGGTGCCGGATTGTCTGTCGGAGGTATAACGGGAGGCGCTTTAGCTGGTGGTGGATTGGGAGCTGGAATAGGCGGAATAGTTGGGGGTGGAAAAGGAGCTGTAATTGGTGCTGTTTCTGGAGGTGCAATTGGTGCAGCTGCGGCTAAATTAGCCAGTATACAGAAGGATATGCCCAAACCAAATATACCCAAACCACCTAGTACACCTCGTATTAAGACAGTCAAGATACCAAGACCATCTGATACAAAAGGAGCACAAGCATTATTAAATTTACCTAAATCTCGTTTGGGTTAATAATTATATATAATAATATGAAAATAGACGTATTAAAAGAATTTATCAAGAAAACGGTACAACAAGAGGTACGAAGTGTAGTACAATCTGAGCTTAAGCTTCAATTGGCAGAAATATTTTCTAAAGAAGTTCTTCAAGCCAAGAAAAAATCATCTGATTCTGATTTGGAACAACAAATTTTAAAAGAATTGGAAACTATGAATGAATCTGTTGTTGAAGAGCCAGTTAAACCCGCAAAAAAGTTTGTCAAATATACAAGTAACCCAATGTTAAATGATATTTTGAATCAAACCACAGGTGGAATACCACAAGAGGGCGGTATGGTTAATATGATGGGCGGATTTGGTGGAACAACTCAAACTACGATAAATGAGACCAAAGTTCCAGAAAATGCTCCTGCACCTGTAAAATCCGTGTATTCAGCAATGAATAGAGATTATAGATCTTTAATGAAAGCGGTAGATAGTAAGAAATCTAAAGTTTAATTATGGCTAAAAAAGCACTAGGACTTAAAATACCGTTTAGATTGGGTCAAGATGGTTATTTTGAAACAAATGCCGATACTATTTCGCAAGTTTCTAGTAATATAAAGAATCTTTTATTAACCAGACCAGGAGAACGCAGATTTAATAATGCGTTTGGTTCTTCATTGTATAAAGTTTTGTTTGATCAAAATGAATTGGGTGAAATGTTACCTATGTTAGTAAATCTCATTCAAAATGATGTAAATAGATTTATGAACGGTGTAATAGTTGAAGATGTTAAAGTTCAATTATTGGAAAATGATGTTGTAAATAATGATTATAATAAAATATTTATAAAAGTAGCCTTTAGTTACAAAGAATTAAAGTCAACCACTGAAGTGATTATCACAAACAACAATATATAATGCAACAATTAATTAACAAAACATTTAAAGCTAATACAAAAGACGTTTTGTATTTAAATCGTGATTTCACTTCTTTAAAACAACAACTCATTGATTTTACCAAACAGTATTATCCACAAAGTTATAAAGATTTTAGTGAAAGTTCACCAGGCCAAATCTTTATTGAACAAGCTTCTTTCGTTGGCGACGTATTATCATACTATACTGATTATCAATTCAAAGAAAGTTTTATTCAATTTGCAGGCGAACGTAAAAATATTATAAACCAAGCTCAGTTTTTGGGATATAAGCCAAAGGTATCTTCAGTATCATCCACATACGTAGAGTTATTTCAATTGTTGCCTGCAACTCGTACGTCGGGTGTTAATGGTGAATATATACCAGATGAAAGATATTGTTTGATTTTAAAACCGTATACACAACTATCCAGTGTATCAGGTGTATCATTTATAGTTGAAGAAAGTGTAGATTTTAGTCAAGATACCTTATTCTCCCCAAGACAAATAAGTGTTTATAATCGTGACAACACAGGTGCTCCTTTATTTTACTTGGTGAAGAAAACTGCGCAATGTTACTCTGGTCGAATAACTTCAAAAACATTTAGTGTTGGCGACCCACAAGCATTTTTAAAAATAAAGTTAGATGAAACCAATGTAGTTAAGATAATCAGTGTGGTAGATTCTAACGGTAACAATTACTATGAAACTCAGTATCTAGCACAAGATACAATTCCACTATTAATCGACAATGTACCTCTTAATAATCAAACATTATCACCATATAGAAATGAAACTCCTAAGATTTTAAAGTATCTACGAACTGAACGTAGATTTATCACAACAGTAGATCAAAATAATTTCACTTATATTCAATTTGGTGCAAATACGGAAAACTACGAAAACACAGTTATTATACCAAATCCAACTAATGTTGGCGTTGCATTATCCAATCTAAAGAATTTAAATATATCTTTGGATGGTACAAACGTATTGAAAGCCAATTCATACGGTGTATCTCCATCAAATACAACATTGACCGTTAATTATGTTGTCGGTGGTGGTTTGGATTCAAATGTAAATTCGGAAGAAATAAATAAGATTGCTAGTACCGATTATTTAAATGACGTAACCAGTTTAACTGACAGTGAAGTTATTTTATTAAACAACATTAAAAATTCACTAAGAGTAAACAATCCACTTTCATCAACTGGTGGCAATGATGCGGAAACAGATGAAGAAATTCGTCAAAATGCTATATTAAACTTTTCTGCTCAAAACAGAATGGTTACCTCCGAAGATATTCTACTAAGAGTATACTCATTACCAACTTACTTGGGTAATATTTCAAAGGCATATGTTGAAAGTAATTCCAATAGACGCATTCAATATAACCAATTAATACAAGGTGTAGTAACTGAAGGCGGCAATGAAGCTTTGGATCTGAATCCATTAAATCCATTGGATAGAAGAAAGTTTTTGGAAGCAAGTAATCCATTTACTAACAATCTTTATTTGTTGGGGTATGATGTCAATAAAAATTTAACAAAGTTGAATCCTGCCACATTACAAAATTTAATAAGTTATCTTAATAACTTCAAGATACTCACAGACAAGATCAATATTATTGACGGTTATATTATCAATTTAGGGTTTGACTTTAAAATTACAGTATTTACCGGTTTTAATAAACGAGACGTATTAAACAACTGTATTCAGTCTGTAAAAAACTATTTGAATATTGACAATATGAGTTTTAACCAACCAATAAATCTCAGTCAGCTCAATTTCGAAATAATGAAAAACGAAGGAGTTCAATCTGTAATTGAGTTGAAGATTAAGAATTTGACAATTGATGATGGGGATTATTCACCTATAGCATATAACGTAAGTATTGCTACACAAAATAATATTCTCTATCCATCAAAAGACCCATCAGTATTTGAAATTAAATATCCTGATAACGATATAAAAGGATTGGTAGTATAATATGCATATTTTCATTTATCCATCTCAAGACACTTATATTAACAATTCCGACAAATTCCAAAATAAAAATTTTGGAATAGACGAAATATTAGAAATATATGCGTCAAACGCAGGCAAAAAAACTGTTTACACAGATCCAAATTGGCACACCCCACCTCTTACTGCCTCTTCATATGGTAATAATGGATGGTTGGCATATACCACCTCTTCATTGTTCATTTATTCTGGCAGTAAGTGGTATGCTTTTAATCTTACATCTTCTGTAATACCAAATACATCATTTATTGCTAATTTTACAGGTAGATTGTCCAATGTAACTACTAATCCAAAGCGACCACTTTATATTTCCGGATCTTCCAATTATGCATCCGGATCATTTACGGGTAGTATGAATATAACTAGTTACTCATTCTTCACAGGAAGTTGGAGTACAGGTAGTTTTTCTGGTTCTGTAAGAGCTGGTAGTTTTTTCACGAATTTAAAAGTAAACAAACGCACATACACAACAAGTCCACTAACATCATCTTTGACAGGTACAGGAAGCTTTAAAAATTTAAGAGGAAGAATACTGGGCAAGTCAAATACCGGTATACCTTGTAGCTCCAGTTTTTATTCTCCAGTAAGAGCTTTTAATTCAGGATCATTTACAGGAAGTTTTAGTGGTGCAACTTCTAAGTTATACATAGAAACTTTAACATCTAGTAAATTGTATTCC